CTGGCGTAGATGTTCGTGTAATTGACGATAGCGGTAGTACCGTTGAACTTGATGCAGGAACTTACACTTTAGAAGATGGTCGCAAGGTTATCGTAAACGAAGACTCTCGTATGGAGTCTTTCGAGGTAGAAGAAGAAGAAATTGAAGTGGAAGTAGAATTGGAAACAATTCCCGAAGCAGAAGAAGAAGGCTACCGCGATGGAATAGACGATGAAAAAGAAGACGTTCGTGAAGATATGGATTACGACAAAGTGCGAGATGTACTTGCTGACCGTTTCCCTGACCTTGACGATTCTCTAAGAGATGCAATCGCACAAGTGGTTTCTGAAATTTATGAACCTGAAGTAGCGGTGGAAGTGGAAGCATCTAAAGAAGACTTAAGCGAACTTTTAGAAGAAGCGTTTACATCTATAAGCAAAAGACTTGAGGCATTAGAAAACGTACCTGCGGAATCAGGCGTTAATGTTTCACCAACTAACCTTTCGGCAAAGCACACGCAGAAAGACTTATCTAAATTATCAGGAGTAGACCGTGCGCTACACATTATTCAAAATTCTCATCGATGAATTTATCATTAAACAAGAAGTATAACTTCGACATTGACGATACAGTCAATACTTATGCGGGGGAATTAGCCCTTCCGTATGTAACTGCTGCGCTTCTCGGTGCAGAAACAATCGCTAAGGGGCGTTGCCGCTTTTTAGAAGGTATCGTAGGTAAGACCGTTATTAGTGGACTATCAACAACTGACACTATCCAAGCAGGTGGTTCTGCTGCTTGTGCTTGGAATGACGGAGCAGACCTCACACTAACTGAGCAAGTACTCGACCCTTCACAATTAGCAGTAATGGAATCTGTTTGCAGAGGTACTATGTACCCTACATGGATTGCTGCTAACGGAAGAATGGAACGTAACGGACAACTACCCGTAGCTTGGTCAGATTTCCTTTTAGGGGCGGTTGCTGAAAGAACTGGAACAAGCCTTGAAACTTTATTATGGGCTGGTGACGCAGCGGCAGTTTTCGGAACGGGATTCCTTTCTAATGACGGTGTCATAGACGAAGCAGGTATAGACGCTTCTGCTTGTAAAGACTTTGTTGAGGCTGACACGGGTGCTGCTGCTTGGACGGCTGCTAATATTTTAGCTAATCTTAGTTTAGTATTTGATGCAGCCGCAGGAATACCAGGTATTCTTCAAAAGCCAGGTTGTGGATTCTACGTTTCATACGAAGCGTACGCATTCTTCTTACAAGCATTAGCTGCTTTGAATACGGGTGCAAGTTACAACCAATCTTTAGACGGTGCTTCTTTCTTAGGTTACCCAGTTTACCCAACTTCGGGTATCCCTAATACGGTTGATGTTTGCGTATTTACTTACCCTGACAACATGGTTGTAGGTGCTAATAGCTACACGGCTGACATCTCTGCACAACTAATCCCAACATACATGTATGATGGTTCTGACGAAGTTCGCATTGCAATGCGTTTCGCTGTTGGAGTTCAGACTGGCGTAGCAGGTGACGGAGTTGTAGGATTTAACTTTACTTAATACTTAAATAAAAATGGCTTGTAATATAACTGCCGCACGGGGTATAGATTGCCGTGACGCTATTGGTGGCTTGAAAGCTATTTATTTTTGTAGCTCTTATTGTTCTGATATTCTTGCAAATGCAACCGTAACTGCATCTTCGTACACTATTACTGATGCAAATTTCGCCACTTGGGATATTCAAGCGGCGGGTAAGGTAACGGTTTTTAAGTATGACCTTGTAACTGACCTATCTACTTTCAAATCGGGAGTAGAAGCGGATAAAGCTACGGGATCGGTTATGTGGAATCAGACTTTAGATGTAGTACTACATAAAGTTGTAGCTGCTGATTTATACCAACTTGGACTAATATCTAAGAACCGTGCACAAATCTTTGTGCAAGATTCCAACGACAATGTGTACTTGATGGGTATAACTGACGGGTGCTATTTAACGGGTGGTGATTCTATCGCTACGGGTACAAATCGTTCTGACATGAACGGTTTAACGTTAAGTTTCACTGCTAAGGAACAAGCACCATTATACATCATACCTGCTTCAGCGGGACCTGCTACTGCAAAGTATCCATTTGACGGATTAGATGATGAAGCAGACTTAACTATTACGGCAGCCTAAAAGCTAACGTAACGAAACGAAACTGGGAGGGTGGCACAAGCCGTCCTCCCTTTTTTATTATAAACGGATTCTTACTTTCTATTCTTACCATTGATGCTACAAATTCTATCTACATCTAACGAAACTTCTACGGGTCCTGAATTGGTGCAGAATGGTGACTTCTCTGAGTTAGGTTCAGACCTTGTAACGAACGGAGATTTTAGTGCTGCGGGTAGCAACCTTGTCACAAATCCAAACTTTAGTGCTACGGGAAGTGAAGTAGTAGTAAATGGAGATTTCGCAGCGGATAGTGATTGGACTGGAGATAACACAATATCGGGAGGGCAATTAACTAAAACAAGTGGAGGTCTATCTTATCAATCTTATGCAGGACTTTCAGTTGCTAAGTCTTATAAGGTTGTTGTAGATGTTGCAGAAAAAAACGGAAGCGGATTAACTTTTTATTTCGGAGGATTACAACCAACTTTAAATGCGGGAGTAAACACTTTATACTTAGTTAATAGTACAACTAACCTTTATATCGGTGTTAATAATGGTGATGGAAGTATAATAAACAGCATTTCAGTTCAAGAACTCGGAGAGGATTGGACTGATTCAGGAACGCCACTAAAGGCAGCTACATTTGACGCAAATGGATTAACAATTACATCAGTAAATGGAGATGGGAATAATAATCGAGTAAGTCAAGCAAATGTAACTGAGGACGCTAAGTCTTACAAAGTAACTTATACAATACATTCAGCAACTTTAACGGGTGCAAATGTTTTTCAATATTATAACGGCTCGGCTTATGTTACATTCTCAGAACAAGGAGTAGGAACTCATACCTTTTATTACACAAGACAATCTACTGACGATAACTGGTATTTCCGAGTAGCAACCACAAATGGCTCAACAACTGACTTTGTAACTATAAGCAGCATCGTAGTCCAAGTTCTTGGACAAGATTGGGTAAGTGTAGACGATACAAATACATTTGGTGCGAATGGTCTAACTATGACTTCAACCGAAGGTGCTGATGTAAAAATTTACCAAGCGAGTGTAATTTCAAACAATAAGTCTTATAAAGTTACATACACAATTCATGAAAATGGATTGACGGGTTCTAATTCATTACAATACTACACGGGTGATGGAACTTTATCATATGAAGCTTTGCCAGACCAAAGCGTTGGAACACACACTTTTTATTATACTGCGCCAAGTGTAGCAAACGATAGGTGGTATTTTAAATTAAACCTTGCGGGAGGTTCAACAAGTACAACCGACACGGTAACGATAAGTAGTATCTCAGTCCAACAACTTGACCCGAATGGATATTGGAATACCAACCCTAATTGGTTATTAGAACAAGGTAAGGCGGTAAGTGACGGAACAAATGTTGGGAGCTTAAACCAAGCAGGAGTTACCTCACTTGGAAAGACCTACGTAGCTAAATATGACATTCTAACCTATACTTCGGGAACGGGTTTCCAACAGAGGGTGGGTAGTGGTTCGCCTTATTCGGGCGCAGAAACTTCTATTGCTACGCATAGCACAACGCAAATAGCTACTGGGAACAATTATATTTATGTTAATCCTAACAATACTATCGGTTCAATAACTAATGTTTCGGTAAAACTATTAGGTACTTACTCAGACCAAAGTATTTACGTTACGGCTGCCGATGTTCAGACTATTGCACAAGCAAGTGTGTATTACTTAGTGGAATTAACTTCTATGGCTTCGAAGAATAGCATATACTTCCTTCCATCTTCGGTAGTACCCAATACTGGACGTTATACTAAATTAAATTTTACGGTGATAAGCAAAGACGCAACACCTACCCCTGCAAGTGGGATAATTTCTTTCTACGATTCCGTTGGTGGGTTCGATACCTACCCTATGGGTTTTTATGA